TGTGCCGATCCGCGCGATTTCGATCCAACCTACGAACCGGAGTAAACACCATGTTTCAATTTGCCGTTATCGCGTTGCTAGTGCTCGCGCTGTATTTACTCAACGATATTCGGCTAATCCTACTCCGCGCTTTTCCGTGGCGCCCGCAATAAAACCCGGCGCGATGTCTGCCATCATTTGAAGCTTAAAATTGTCAACCCGGAACAAAGCAAGTCGCGCCGCTCAATTCACAATTTTTTTTGAGCCGGTTTCGCGAGCAATTTCAACGCCGTTTATATGAGCAAAAATGACACTATCAGCGCATACCCGGTTGCAACCCGCCCGCGACATGCCATCCTGCGCGAATGTATGCTGTCGGCCGGCTATGCCTCCGAATAGGCCGGCGCCGCAGCGCTACCGCAGAGTGGCTGTAGCAAGGCGCCGCCGGACATACCGCACGCCGTAACCGACAGCACCTCGCCGATATAGTGTTCAAAGCCGAACCGGCCTAGCCGGCAAAACTCGCACTCCGATCGCCGCTTACTCCGTGCGCGATCGTTCGTGCTTCGCAAAGCCACAAACCAACCACCACCACCGCAGCAAACCGAGGATCGGCCAAAACCCGGTTTTTACGGTGCGGCTAGTTGCTTTGCGCGTTTGATGGCGCCCGCAATCTATTTCGCAACCGCCACACAACCGGCGCCCGCTATTTTCCGATCGGCCGGCCGGCGATCCGGCGGAGTGTGGGTAGAGGTGTGGGTAGGATCGCCAAAACTCCGAAAAACCCAATGAAATCAAGGAATGGCGGCGGACAGATTATCCGCCCCACCGCGGCCGGCTACAACTGGCGGCCGTTATCCCGCGGTGCAGCGCTACCGGCGCGGGTTGCGGACCGGCGGTTGCGTGTACCGCCGCGCGCACGCACGCGCGCCGAGTGCATGGGGCGAGCGCGTTTTAATTTGGGACCCCCTCCCGCCCCCGCCCCCCGGAAAAGTGCGTGACCGACTAATTCCAATTTTGACACCACAAAAATGTTTGCTGTGGGCGGGGGATTTTTGTGGCTTGACAAATTTCGGTTTACGGTTCGTTGCCGATTTGGACACGGGAACGGAGTTAAGGAGGGGGTTTAGATGCAAGCGATGAGGATAGCGACGACGATTGCGGCGGTGACGAGAGTGATGATTGCGATGGTGAAGGCGCGGTCGCGGCGATCTCGAGTATTAAGCGGCGGCATTTAACAAATATGCCATGATTTTGGGGTAGGTCGAGCGGGCTAGGGCGGAGGCAACGATGGGGGCATCGGATGGCTTTGCCGCATTTAACGCCGCGGGAGTGGGAGGTTGTGACGATATTGCTGCTATTTCCGGGGCTGACGAACAAGGGGGTAGCGCGCAAGCTTGGGTTTGCGGAGGGGACGGCGAAGATACACATTGCGAATTTGATGCGGAAGATGGGGGCGCGGCGGCGGGCGTCGTTGGTGGCGGCGTTGATCCGCGAGAGCTATGGACAAGCGGCGCCGGTAATTGTTGGCGTTGACAACCGGGTGTCCACTATGGCAGATTACGCCCCGCTTATGACGGGCTAATCCCCGCCGGCGTTCCCGCGGTCGTCGGTGGCTCTCAGAAACGGTTTCACGGTGCCCGGAGCAGTAAGCGGAGTGCATTTTCGGCCGACATGGAACCGGCACTGCGGGACAGTTTGGAGGCGCGAGTTATGTTGTGTGAAAGCACAACCGGCCGGCACGGGTTTCGGTCCAGTTTGTTGTCAGCTTGTGCCGGCCACCCATTTCCAGAGGCGGCGGCGCGTTACTCCAACGAGCGCGCTTCGCTTAGTCCCCGGCGGGTCCACAAGCCCGTCGGGGACGCACGGTTTCCGAGGGCAGGAAAGTCAAACCCGCTATGCCCCTCCCCGTCGCGACGGGAGCCGAGGACAACGACGGTTGGTATTCGGTTAGCGGACTACTACATATGTGAATGCGAACAAGGTCACAACACATGATCTTGTTTGAGGCGACGACACCCGGCGCGTTAGCTGCGTTCCTGAAGTATGCGGAGCCGGGTCAGACGGTTTTGTATCATGTCGGTTTTCTTCCGCTGGATAAGGTTGGCGTTGCGTCGCCAAAAGCGGTTATCCTTAGCGACTTACAACGCGCGGTCTGGCGCGCACGTGATCGGCTATACCTCACACAAAAACGCTTGGGCGCATTTAATTATGAGTACCGAGCCACCTGCCGCCGCCTCGATGCTGGCGAACGAAAACACGATGTTACGGGAGTACGCGCGAGCGGGAGTGGAGCCGGTTCACTCGCAGGGGATTTTGTTTTCGCTCGATCTGGTACGGAGCATCAACCGCAGCAAGGCGGAGATGACCAAGGCGTTGAAGGAAATTGAGAACGGGCGATGAGCAAGGCCCGTGGTCATATTGATAAAACCGGATTGAGCCCCGACGAAGAAATCAAGGTTGCGTATTTTCATTTAATCAAAGGCATCGCGCAACACACGCTTGCCGATCTGTTTGATGTCAACCCCGGCCGCATTGCGGAAGCGATTGAGCGCGTCTCGCGAGCGGTTGGTCATGAGTGAGGCAACAAGCGTTGCTCACGTTGCAGGGGACAAAGAGTGTCAGTAATTGTGCTGGTCTTGTTGTTGTGGGTGTTAGGCGCGGTGCTGGTAGTGCTGTGGGTGATGGACGGCGCGTTTCAAACTCGGCGAGACATTCGCCGGCTAGATCGGGAGCAAGAGTGAGCCAGTTTCAAGGCGAGCCGGACAAGCGGCAGGAAGGCGATATTGAGGTGTCGCGGTTTCGGCCGCGCTATCGCAAGCTGACAACCGAGGAAATGGCGTTGCATGATTTGATTAAGACGCGCGCCGAGGAACTAGAGGAATTGTATATGCAAGCGTCGAAAGATCAGCGCTATCGGGCGCTGGCGACGACGGCGTTAGAGGAAAGCGTGATGTGGGCAATCAAGGCATTAACAGCATGAAACTATCGGGCGAGCTACCGTTGACCAGGGCGGGACGCGCGCCGCCGCTAAACCCGGAAATGAATTGGCTGGCGTTCTCGACGATGTTGCAGAACAACATTGACCAACGGGCGCTGGCGATACGGCAGGCGCAAGACGCCGGCGAGCCGGAGAAGGCGGCTGTTCTTTTAACGGCGCAGGAGGTGTTATTAGGCTTGCAACACGCTATAGTCGCGGGCCTACATGCGAGCATGGGAGACTGAGGATGTGGGAGTTTAAATATGTGGACGTTCTCAACACCGATCCGGCCGCCGGCGAAACGGCGTTGAATGCGCTAGGCGCCGACGGTTGGGATTTTTGCTTTGCCGATCCGACGTCCGGCGGCGCGCATGTGCGGGTGTGGATGAAGCGCGCGGCGGAGGCGGAGGAGGAAGCCGAGGACCAAGAGGCGGCGTAAATGCCTTCGATCCCCGGCGTTGCGACCGTCATTGTGTTAGGCGTCGCCGGTTATGTCGCGGGACAATTCACCGGCGGCGACAGCGCGATACACGGCGCAATACTTGGCGCGCTGCTTGTGTTAGTGTTCAAAAATGCCCGCTGAACGGTTCACCCGCAAGGCAAACACCCCGCGCAAGGCGCGCCAGTGGCAGCACGTCTACGACAGTATGCGCTCGCGGGGCGCCTCCAAGGGCACGGCGATCCGAGCGGCCTCCGGGGTGGTCAAGCGCGGGCGGAGGATGCGACGGGCGCGCCGCTGACATTCGACCTCCCGACGCCGCCGAGCCTCAACGTCACCCGGCGGATCGATTGGGAGGGCTACAAGAAAGCGAACCTCTGGAAAGATCGCGCCAACGCGCGGTTGATCCTGCAAAAAATCAAACCGCACCAAGTCAAGATGACCGGCGCGTTTGAGTGCCGAATACTGGTTTCTGAAAAACACCGAATAGATTTTGACAACACGCCGAAAGTCGTGCTCGATTACCTCCGACGGGTGGAGTTAATTCCCGACGATGCCCCGCGATACTTGCGCCGGCTTGTGGTGGAGCCGGGAGACGTGCCCGAGGGCATACGGGTTGAATTGACCCCCGTAGAGGCGGCAGCACCATGTATAGCGATGAGCAAGAGGCGTGGCTAAAGCGCTTTGTGCGGCGATTGATCGACCTTGCGGTTGCGAGCGGACACACCGAAAAAGAGAAATTCGCGCGCGACTACGCTTGGGAAATCGGGCGGATGTATCTCGCCGACGGCGACGTGACCGGCAATCCGTCGGCGCAGCTACCGGAGACATTCAAGGACCCGGTTGAGGCGGCGGGTTTTGAATTTGGTTGTTGGGCGTGGTGGCCGCGCAAGCGGGATGGCCGGCTAGAGCTACCGGAGCGCGCGTGATAAACCACGCAGATGCACAAGCCGAAGCAAGTCCCGCTACCTCACGTCGCGCCGTTCCCGACTGAGCGGTTCCTTGGTTTCATCAAGCAACTTAAAATCATCACCAAAGATTTCGGATTGATCCCGTTCTCGTTGTTGGGGACGCAACAATACGTGCTCGATGAAATTGACGAGGGGCTTTCTCGCGGTATCACTACGTTCATAATCCTCAAAGCGCGCCAGCTTGGGATGAGCACGGCTTTCATCGCGTTGGATTTGTTTTGGGCTTTCGAGCACGCGGGGCTCGCGGGAGCGTTCGCCACGCACAACGAGCAATCCCGAGATCAATTTCGCAACATCATTGAGACATATTTCAATCATTTGCCGCGCACGCACAAAATCCGCTATGCCAAACATAACCGCACCATGTTGATCCTGAAGAACGGATCGACGTTTCAGTATTTAGTAGCCGGCGTGAAAGAGCGGACAGCGACGAACCTTGGACGATCGGGCGCGTTCAATTTCCTGCACGCAACCGAGGTGGCGTTTTGGGGCAACGAACAAGACTTGAACGAATTACGCGCCACGCTCTCAACGCACTATCCGCATAGACTACAGATTTACGAGAGCACCGCCAACGGGTTCAATCACTACGAGGATATGTGTCAGACGGCGCAGGACAGCCGGACGCAAAAATTCATTTTCGTAGGATGGTGGCGCAACGAACTCTATCGCTTCAATCGCGAGGACCCGCGGTTTACGGTATATTGTCCGGCGGGCGATGACGAAAAACTAACCGCGCTAGAGCGCAAGCGGTTCAATCTCGTAAAAGAGGTGTACGGATTTACAATCGCGATTGAGCAAATCGCTTGGTATCGCTGGAAGCTAGACGACGACGCCGGCGGCGACCAAATGAAGATGGACGAAATGTTTCCGTGGGTGCCCGAGGATGCGTTTGTCGCGACCGGCTCTAAGTTTTTCACCAACGAAAGCTTGACCGACAGTATGCGCCGCGCGCGGCACCAAGCGTTGTCGCCATATCGCTACGTGATCGGGCTTGAGTGGACGGACCTCGCCGTTGTGCCGGCCGCACTGGCACGCGCCGAGCTAAAGATTTGGGAGGAGGCGCACCCGCATGGACACTACGTTATTGGTTGCGATCCAGCTTACGGATCAAGCGACACCGCCGATCGTACAGTCATTCATGTTGCACGGGCCTATGCCGACCGACTTGTGCAAGTCGCTGAATTTGTCTCCCCAACAGTGTCAACATATCAATGTGCTTGGGTGCTCGCTCACCTTGCGGGCTACTACTCCGGGGCAGCGGGAGCGCTCGTTAACTTGGAAATTTCCGGGCCGGGGACCACGGTGTTTCAAGCGCTCAACGACCTCCGCGAACAAGTCATGCAGCAACCGCCCAAAGGCAAAGAAGCGCTCCGCAACGTCCTAAACGCCATGCGGCATTTCCTCTACCGGCGCCCGGACGCAATGGCCGGCGAGCTTGCCTATCAATGGCGCATGACGATGGACAACAAGCTAGCGATGATGACCGGGTACAAGGACAGTTTTGAATTGCAACGGCACATTCTCAATTCCATGCACTTGCTAGAGGAAATGAAATCCATCGTTTATGAAAACGGGCAAATCCAAGCGGAGGGACGCAAGAAAGACGATCGCGTAATTGCAGCCGCGCTCGCGCATGAGGCGTGGGTTCGGTGGGCGCGCCAGAAGCTTCGCGGCATGGGCATGACCTATTTGAAAGCGCAACAGTCAGAGCAAAACCCAACACCTACTCAAGTGCAGCGCATGGCGTTGAACTATCTCAAGGAGGCGAAAATCATGGTTAACGATGAGATACCCGGATGACGGAGCCGCAGCACGACTACAAATCGTTTTTTGAAATGTCTGCCTGCCGATCGACGTGTGCAATCTGCGGTGACCCTAGTCCCATTGTATTTGTCGAGCGCACACGCGACTACGACAAGCGCGAGCGGGTCACGCGCAACTACAAAATCCGCGTGGCGGTTTCCGAATTGTTGCGGGATCATGGATGGGTGATTGACTTGAAGAAAGACCGAGCGGTGTGTCCATCATGCAAAGGGATCGGGAGCAACAATGAGCCTAACAGCGGGTGAAATCAGGCGCGAGCTAAGACGGTTCATCTATGACCCGTATTACAAGGAACCGAGCCGGCGGGTGCCGATCGTGCCCCTATGCCGGTACTGCGGAATAGCGCCACAGACGGCGCGGGAAATCATTAACGGCGTCAAAGACGCGGGGCCAAAATGCCTGTCTCGATTTGGTCCGGTGATTGAGAAGATAATGGCCGGGCAAATCTATTTTGTCCGGGTAGGTTTCAAGTGGGAGGTTTGCGAACGGCCGGCTAGCGATTATGCTGGCGCCGGTAAAACGGGGTCGGACCGTGCCGCGAAGATCATTCCTCTGCCTAAACCGCAATTGCTTAACCGAATTTGATAGCGAGCGCGACGCGCAGTATTGCCCGCGTTGCCGCGGGAACCGGGTCCGATGGGTGCCCAAGCCGATCGCCATTATGAGCGGCGGCACACGGCAAGCCGACGCCGACCTCAAACAACTCGCGGCTGACTATGGAATGTCAAACCTCAATTCCGCGCGCGCCGGTCAGCGAGCCGCCCCGGCGCCGGTTCCCAAGAACGTCATACCGTTTCGGATGCAAGCCGCGCCGGCGTGGCAAGGACAATTCGCGATCGGCGAGGACGGCAAGCCGCGCGCCATGTGTGTCCCGACCGGGGTTAGCGCCAAGATGAAAGGCGAGCGGATTATCAATCAGACGGCGCGGCTTAGTAAGCAGGGACAACAGCTAGGCGCCGGATCGGAAATCGTCGGCAGTAGCAATCTGACACAAGCCGACATAGCGGCGGCGGTGAAGGGGCTCAAATGATAATCCCACTCTCAAACAAGAAATTCCGCGACAACAAGGTGCTTGAGGTGCGCGACATTTGCCTGTCGTCGCGCGAGGAACGCCGCAGCCTATACGATTTGCGGCGCCGGTTCTTTCTGTACGGGACCGACAACAACAGAACCGAGAGCGTCAAATTCAACCGGCTGCAAGCACACCTCGATCTTGTCGCCTCATTCCTGTACGCCGCCGACTATGCCAAATATGATTTGTCGGTAGGTCAAAACAGAGAGCAAGCGCTAGTCGATCAAGCGTTAGCATTGCAGGATCATTGGAATGACGTGTTTCGCGATAGCGGTCTTGCCTACCTCGCCGGCGACGCAATGTTGTGGTCGCTCGTTAACGACACAATGTTCATCAAAATGGGATGGTCAAATGAGCGGCGCCAGCTATACGGCACCCTTGTCAACCCCGCCAATTTCGGCGTTTTTGATGAAAGCAATACCGACCTCGACCACCAAGAGGCGTTCACACATCGCTATCGTATTCCGTGGGACAATGCGGTTGTCCGGCTGTTGCGCGCCGGCTTGAAGGACGAAATCAAAAAGCTAGGCACGACACAGGGAACCGAGCGCGCCGAGTACCCGCCGGTGTTTCAAGCGTTGATGATTAGCGCCACCGGCGGCACCAATATCACCGGCAACATTGCCGGCATGGCGCCCGCGGTGTTCTCGCCGGTTCCAACCTATGAGCCGAAAAACGATTTTCCGACGGTGGAATTTCAGGAAGTGTGGATGTGGGATGACGTGCACGATGATTACGTCGTGTGCACGATCGCGCAACCCGACATCATTCTTACCGACAGCCGCGAGACGATTGCCACGCTAGGCCGGCGATCGGAAACGGACCCGGCAAATTGGAACACCGAAACCAACCCCTACATGGCCGGCGAACATCCGTTTGTGCCGTTCACGCCGTTTACCTTGCCGGATTTCTTTTGGGGCGAGGCGCACTGTGACCGGCTCATTCCGTTGCAGCGGTGGACGAACGAACGGCTCGACCAAATCGCCGAAATCTTGGAAATGCAAGTCGATCCGCCCAAGGCGTTCTCCGGGTTTATGGGGCTCAACGATGAGAAGGCCGGCGCGTTCGGCGGACCCGGAACATGGGTGCTCGACCAACTCCCCAACGCGAAGGTGGAGCCGATGCGGCCGGAAATGCCGCAAGACTTGTTCACCGAGTTTAAGGAAATCGGGTCAATCTTTTTGGAGGCGTCGGGCCTCACGGAAACCGTCACCGGCAAAGGCGAGGCGGGCGTCCGCGGCGGCGGCCACGCCAAGCAACTCGCGGCGACCGGCTCTAGCCGCATTCGCAAGATCGCCGTCAACATGGAACAGCCGTTGGTCAAGATGGGTGACCTCGGGATCAAGCTAGTACAGCGCAACTCGAAAGAAAAACTCCGCGTGAAATCCGGCGAGCAATTCTATCCGGCGCAATTTGCAACCGACGATTGGAATTTGCGGATTAGCGGTCACTCGCACTCGCCGCTGTTTGCCAACGAGAGCCGCGAGCTAGCCGCGTTGTTGTTGAAGGCGAAGTCGATCGACCGCGAAATGTTTATCCGAATGCTCAACCCGCCGGGCGCCGACGCGATGATTACCGGCATTCGCAAGATGGTGGCGCAAGAAAATCAGATGGCGCAAGCCGCCGCCGCCGCCAAGGCGCAAGGTGCACCCGGCGGCGGGACGCGCGGCAAGAAGGCGGCCTAGCTGTAAGCTGACGGGCGCCGTTTATTCTCTATGATGGGCTATCGACCCTTTGCCCCGGCAATCCCGCCGAGAGGTAACAACGAGGGAGGCATATGATGGCACGTCGTCGTCGTCGCGGTCGCCGGTAGACCCTAACAACCGGCTTCGACAATTCGGGATCAACTCTTTGATCGGAGTGTAGAAATGGCACGACGAAGGAAACATCGGCGAGGGAGACGGTAAGCGAACTCGCACGCACTACCACTCAAGCGCACAACTCACCTTGCCCCCGTCGTTTTGAGCCGGCGGGGGCTTTGTTATCTGTAAGCTGACCAATCAGTTAAACGGCGCTATTTATACGCGCCATGCCAGCTCTAGTACCCGGTGCGGCGCCAGCCCCTACACCCGGCGGTCCACTCCCCGGCCGGCCGTCATTACCCGGCTCGCCAATGGGCGGACCCGGCGGACCCGGTGGTAGTCCAATGACCGCGGCCGGCGCCGGCGCCGGTCAAGAGGCGGCGGCCGACGCGATCATTGTCATGGTGTTGCAAGGGCTCCACAAGGCAATGGCCGCATATCCGATCGGCTCCAAAAAATATCTCGCTTCGATGCACGCAATTCGCGCGCTCGCGCCAAACTTTGCGGGACAGGAAACGCAACAGATGGTGCCGGGCGCGGTTCAACAAATGGCATTGGCGGCACGGAGAGGCGGCGGGCCTATGCAAGCGGCTCCGCCGCCGGGTATCGCGCCGGCCGCCTTGCCACCCGGAGGCGGTGCGCCGCCGCCCGGAGGACCCGGCGCCGCCGGCGGTCCACCCGTTCCACCTCCGCCCGCACCGGGCGGAGGCGAGGAGTAGGAGAGGCAAACATGGCAGAGAGCACGTATCTCAAACCGCGCGGCGTGTCGGGGTCCGACCTCGGTATGCGCAAGAAACAAAACGGCATGTTTCAAAATGTGTCGTCGTATCCGCAACTCGGCGGCTTCGGTAACGCCGGCGATATGCCGACAGCCGATCGACCGCTCGCGCTCGAAAAGGGCGATTTGACCCGCAAGGGCCGGCCGGTCTGACATGCCGCAAAAGAGGAACCCGCCCGGACATCGAATGCCCAAGCCTAGCAACTTGCGGGCTAAACGGCTTACGTCCCTTCGGGCGGGTAACCTTGAAGAACAGCGCGACACTTATCGCGACGACGTTTATATCGACCCAAACAGATATTTCCGGCTCTCCAACACATTCGGTTTGAACCGCGATCCGTGGGAACGGCTTTCGCGCGCGGCACCGCAAGTTTTGGAAGGCGTGTTTTCCATTGAACAGGATCGCGCGACGCGCCGGCGCACGCGCGGGATGGCCGGACCTAACCCGGACAAGCCAATGGAAGGCATGATGATCGGCGGCATGTTCCCCGCGACACACCCGCAGGAACGCGCCAAGCCGACAGGCAGACAGAAAAAGCAGGCGAAAGGTAAGAGGTACTAAAATGGCAGGCGAACCCCAACCCCACACCGCGCAACCGACGCCAGAGTTTGACGAAGCGACATTGATGGCGGCCGGCCGCCTTGCAATCGCGCTTGGTCGCAACAAGGAAACCGGGCGCCCGTTTCGCGCACTGGTCAAAAAGATCGACCCGACCCGCACATTCCCGGCGGACGACGTTGCGGATTTGCGCGAGGAAATGGCGGAGCGCGAACGAAAGGCCAAAGAGAAGGCCGATCACGACAAGATAATCAACGCTATCGAGGCGCAGCGCAAAATCGTCGCCGGCCGCTACACCGACGACGAAATGAAAGAGATTGACAAGATCATGGAAAAGGCGGGGCTCACCGATTACGAAATCGGCGAGGAATTGTATTTGTCCCGCCGCAAGCCGGGTGTCGCGCGCGACGCCGCGTTGAGTAACGGGCGCACGTGGGAATTTCCGCAAGCCGACGGTTTGTTTGAAAACCCGCAAAAGTGGGCGACGGACGAAGCCGTGAAGGTGATTGACGAAATCAAAACGGGCGTGTTCCGCCCGTAACAGCGGGGAGTAAGAGACAATGCCGCAATTTGGTTCTGGCATAATTCCGCAACAAGGCGCGGTAGCGGCCGAGCTTGCGGCAACAGTCCGCCGAGCATTCTTGCCAAAGGTGTTCGTGCAACTCTGGAAATCAACGCCGACAATGGCGGCGTTGCTCGCGCACGCGCAAGTCGCGTCCGGCGGCTTGTCGCCGATCACCGTTCCGTTGCAGGGCAACCCGATGGTGACGGTGCAGAACGTCGGCTATGACGGGTCATTCAATCAACCCGGCGTCACACCCGGCATTCAGAACGCCGAATTTAATTTGAAGGGTTATTTGACCGCAATTCCGTTCCTCGGAATGGAGGGGCTTGTTCAAATCGACTACAGCGTTGTGCCGCTCATCGAAG